CGCGGAAGCTCGATCGGCCGCTTGACCAGCGGCGGCCAGTTCAGCGGAAACACGATCAGGCTTTGCGGGACGAGCGGCGTCGCGGTCGGCGGCGGCGCCCAGGTGATCGCGTATTGCAGCCGTTGCGTGAACAGCGCGCGGTTGAGATAGGCTTCCGCCTCGATCCGCGCGCCGGTCACATACATGGCGATCAGCGCGTCGTCATAGCCGGCATCGATCCGGCAATGCTGGCGCGCGAGATCGATCGTCACAGGCTCAGTCGCCGGCCCGGTGATCACGCGCAGCGCAGCGTACACGCTATTTCCGGACGACCCCGCCAGGCGACCGCAGCGGCCCGGCCGGCGAGGCTTCGTCCCCGCCGGCCGGCGTAGGCACCAGCAGATCAAGCGGCTGCGCCAGCCGCTTTGCGGCGAGCTCCTGTGCCGCATCCATCGGCACGGCGATCAGCTCGCCCGCCATGTAATGCGAGAACCGCCGCATTGTCCGCATACGGACCATCGTGCCAGGCACAAGGTCGCTCATCGCGCCGCGCCGGGATCAGTGACGACGACCGCATTCGACGGCGGCGCCGCCGTCGAGCCGATCGCGTTCGTCGCCGTGACGACGCATGCCGCGCTTTTGCCCGCATCGGCAGAGGTCACGGTATGCGTCGCCGAGTCGGTGCCAATGTCGGCGCCGTCCAGTTGCCACTGATAGGCATAGCCGGTCGGCGTGCCGGTCCAGTTCCCCATCGTGCACGTCAGCGTGTCGCCCGCCTGGCTGACGACCGGCACATCGACGTTGCCCGGCGGATCGGTCGCCGGCGGCGAGGGACCGCCCTCGCCGACGACGCCAAGCTCGGCGAGACGGGCCGCTTCCTCTGGCGTGAAAGCCGCCGTCTCGCCGGCATAGTAACTGGCAAATTGCGTGTTGAACGTCACCGGCGTTTCGCGTTGTACGCCACCCTCGGCCGTAGCGTCCGGCGTCGGCGCCGGCCCCCCACGTTCCAAATCCTCTTGCGCCGCCGTGCCCGGCTTGCCGGCCGCCAGGTCACGCGACGCCCGTTCCATCTGCACCGACGCGCGCGGATCATAGGTCTGCACAATATCGAGATGTTGCGGATCGGGCGGATAGAGGCGCGGCGGAAACTCGAACCCGGCCGCGATCACGCCGGCGCGCGGCGGCACCTGCGGCGTCTGTTTTGTGTCCGTCATTGGCAGAGACTCCTATGCCGGGTCTTTGAGGGTCGGCGCCGCGTTCGCGCCGGTCGCCAGAGCCGGCCTGATGGCGGCGGCCTGCGACCATGTGGGATTGAGCGGCTGCGTCGAGTAAGGCGTCCCAGGCATGCCAGGAACGCCGGCGAAGGCCCAATCCGCCGTGAGCAGGACCGCGAGGCTCTGAAGGTGCCGCATGTTGCAATCATGCTCGGCGATCACGCGGAAGAGCGACTGATCCCGCTGGAACGCCGAGACCATCGAAACGCCGTCGTTGTACGCCGCCACGTCGGACGCATCGACGACCACGTTGTACGTGTCCGCGATGACAAAATCAGCCATATCGCAGAAATAGATTTCCGAGCCTTTGGTATTGGCCCCGACCACGAGGTTTGTCGGAATCTGCGTCGTCAGCCGGATCGGGTAGCCTTCCCACACGCCGCGCTCGATCTCGTCTTTCCAGTAGAACCCGCCGACCTGATCGCGCGCCAGGCTGATAAACCGCGCGATCGTCGGATGCATGAACCACGTCGGGCGGATCATCCGCGACAGGCCATTTTGCAGCGCCAGGATCGCCGACGAGGCGCCGGCGAGGATCGCGGTCAATTGGTCGCCCGGCGCCGGTGTCGCCGGCATGGTCGTGACGCTGATCTTGTTCGCTGGCAGGCAAAGCGTCCGCATGCCGATGGGCCCCTTGTCGGTTCCGTCGCCGCGCAGGAACGCCAAATCCTCGCGCCTGGCGATCGTCTGCACGAGATCGTCGCGGACGATTTCCTCGACGCCGATCGGCGAGCGCCGGATCAGGTCATTCGACACCGGCACCATCGCGGTCAGCTTTTTGGCGACGAAATTCACGTCGTCGAAGCGCTCTTGCGAGATCGCGATATCGTCAAGCTCGTTCTGGTACGCCGCCGTCGCGCCGCCCGCCAGGCGCGGGATCGTCAGGTTGCCCATAGGCATGCCGACTTCCATCGGGTTCGCCCCGCGAACGACGGTATTCGCGCGAAGCAACTCGATCAGGTCCGCCATGAAATCTTGTGGGATCAGCGCGCCGCCTTCGCCGGTGACGCCGGCATTGAGCGCGCGGGCAACGATATCGTCGCCGAAGCGGTTCGTCACCCACTCGCCGGCCTTTTGCATCGACACATGGTTAAACCGCGCATGCAGCAGCCCGAGCACGTACCGCGCCGCCTTGATGCCGCGCTTGTCTTTCAGGCCGGCATCGGGATCGCGGCGCACGCGCGCCGGCGTCCTGGCGGCGCCACCCTGGACGCGGAAGCCCGCGCTATGAATGCCACGCAATGCCGCTTCCTCCGTGTCGTCATCCTCGCCGTCGCCGTTCGCGTCTTGCGCGCCCTCGGCGGCGGCCTGCATCGCGGCGGCGACGCGCTGCAAGCGCTGATCGATCGCGGCGAGCGCGGATGCGAGCTCGTCGAACGTCGTCGATTCCTCATCGGTCAGCGGCGTGTCGTCGTCGCCTTCCTTTTTGACGAATTCACCCATCTTGCCGACGATTTCAGCGCGCCGACGCTTTAGCTCCCGGTGCTTTTCGGAGAGTGTGGCCATGATCTATTCCTCTATGTTTGCGTAACGGCGCGGCGTCAGCCGGCGCCAGCTAGTGCCAGTTGGAACGCGCGTCGGCGGCGCGCTCGTGCTCTTGTTAATTCTTCTTTGACGGCATCAGCGCGCGCCCTGATCCCCTCGGGATCGAACGCGGTGATTTCCTCGCCGGTGACCGGCGGCGTATCGGCGGCGATCGCCGTCCCCTCGCCAGGCCCCGGCGCCTCGATCAGCGCCTCGGGGTTCGCCGGCACGGTGACGACCGAAAGCTCGACCAACTCTTGCTGCTCGAAATCGATCCCCGGAAACCAATCATCGGCGCCGCGCGCCTTGTCCGTCGTGTATTCCCACGCGAGCGGGCGGAAACCGACCGAGGTCGCGGCGATGAAACCGCCGCGCGCCAGGCGAAAGACGGACTCGGCGAACTGCCCGCCTTCCGGCGTATCGGACGGGATAAACTCGACCGAGGCTTTCAGCGCGCCGCCATCGATTTGCAGGTCAAACGCCCGCCCGATCGGCAGGCGCGAGGCGTCGTGGCCCCACAGCACGACCGGGTTGCGCCGGTAATTCGCCAAATCCCAGCCGGCGAGCGCGATCCTGTCCTGCTCGCGATCGACCGAGCCGGTCGAGATGGTAAAGCGCAGCGCGCGCATGTCGCTGGACAGCGCCTCGGCCGGCGCGATGATCTGCTTGCGCAGCCCGATCGCCGCGCGCGTCACGTTGCGGCCCCGGTTGTACGACTTGAACAGCGTCGCGCTAACTAGCTGCATCGCTCGCCCCCGGTTCTGGCTTCGTGGCAGCGGCAGACGGCGCGCTCGCGGTCTCGCTCGGCGCCGGGATCGTCTGCGCCAGGTTGTCGGACGGCACGGCGGTATTGAGCGGGACGCGGTACTCGTCGCCGTGTCCATCGTCGATCGGGTTCATGTTCTCTTTGGCGCGAACCTCATTGCGGTTCAGCCAGCCATTGAGCGTGCCGATCTGGTACGCCTGATACCGCGTCAGCAGATCGCCGCGCGTCATGTCGTCGAAATCAAACTTGCATTCGAGGATGGCGCGCTCGTCGTCGAACAGCAAATGATGATTAAACAGTTCCTCGATCGACTCGGCGATCGGCTTCAGCGCGCTATCGACGTATTGCTGATTTTGCTGCTCGATGTTGTTCAGCGTCGCTTTGTCGAGCTCGCCGAGGCGATGCGGCGGCACGCCATACAGCCGGCAAATATCGGTCACCTGAAAGCGCCGCGTTTCGAGAAATTGCGCCTCTTCGTTTGTGATCGCGATCTTGTCGTACTTCATGCCCTCTTCGAGTATCGCCGCCTTGTGCGCGTTCTGGACGCCGGCATGCGTCTCGCGCCACGAATTC